ATAGTCTGCAACTTCGTCGGCTGTCCAGCCGCCCCTTGGTGTTGGTATTCGATGAGCCATCTCACACCTCCTGCGTGTCAAGGGCCCAATGCAAGAGCGCCAGCGCATCGGCCTCGTTGTCATCGGTCACCGGGTGACCGAGCACTCGCATGGCGGCCATGACTTCGGCCTTGCCTGCGTTGCCTTTGCCGGTAGCGTGCTTTTTGATCGTACCGACCGGAACGCCTTGGTAAGCGATGTTGTGATGCTCACACCAAGCCGTGAGCGTGGCCAGTAGACCGCCATAGACGTGCGCAGCATCCACGCCGAGGTGACGCCTGACCTCTTCAAAATAAACGACGCCAATGGGCTCCTGCAGGCTCTGGACGCCCCCTGCCAGACTGGAGCTGCTCACGGTAGCTTTCAATTCGTTTAGCCACCGCCGAAAGCGCAGGTAGCGCATACCCCCGCCCTCAAAGCGCTGGGGCTTGAAGGTGACGAAGCCGTGGGCAATGGGCCCCTGGCTTGAGCGCAGGGCCCAGCCGGTAGTTGTTCCCAGATCGATAGTGAGGATGGACGTGTTCATACCGTACCTTCGCGTGCAGTCCGGACTCGTCGGCCCGCTTCAGGGGGAGTTACCAAGCTTTGCTCAACGACACGCCGACCCGGCGCGTGATGGCTCGAACAGCGACGGTTCAATGTCGATACAGCCCTGCCCGTGCTGACCGTGAAGGCTTGGGCGCAAGTAGCACAGTGGCTTTGCCACTGCAGGATCAGCGAGCTCAGGCCACGGTGCGTCACATGCGGCTGTACAGCGCACAGCTCAAATCTTTGACCTTGGTGCATCACCACCATCCCGACCATTGGCAGGCTGGGCAAGCGCAGTGTTTTGGGCTTCATGACTGAACCCCTGCCAAATCGAAAAAAGCCGAACCGAGATGTTTAGGTTGGCAAAACCGCGTCAGCGGGGTTTGCCTACCTATCTCGTAGAGATAGGGGAGTTTTCTCCAACTTAAATTTAGGCAAGAACCTAGGATCCATGCGGGTTTGCGCTCAGTTGGCAAAACTTGCCATCTGCCAACTGCCAACTTCGCCAACTTACGCGTAAGTCGTTGATTTATATGGAAATGAAGTTGGCAAGGGTCTGCCAACTGAATCCAGTTGGCAAAAAATGGGGTCCAGTTGGCAAAACTTTTGCCAACTTGTTTTCCCCGGTTTGTGCGGACTAATGCATGCCCCTGCAAGTCAAGGCCAGCTATTGCCAACGGATAGCCATTGATGGCGTTTGCAGGTTGGTGCGGGTCAATGCGGGCGTATGACAACGCTGCACTTGTGAGGGTTCTATCTTGGCAAATCGTGTTCATTCTTACTCCTGCGGGTCGTTGCTAATTTCTTGGTAAACCCACACATCCGGGTTTTCGACGGGCATCGCGGCCCCGGATTGCGGGCATTTGTAGTGGGTTGGCAGCACTGCGAGCGCGCGCTGGGACAGCTCGCCGGTGTCTGGATCGGGCTCGCCTGAAAGCGTGTTCAGGACCATGCCCTCGACGCACAGATAGCCAAACTTGGAGCGCCCGATAGAGGGCAGCTCGTAGTCCGAAGCATTGCGAAAAAACTTAACGAAGCCCTGCGTGGACAGGGCTGAAACCCTCTCTCTGATCGTGCGCTCGCCGCCAAGACCGGCCTTGCCCTCAAAGGACTCGGCCAGCTGGTTGGCGGTGTAGCAGCGCCCCTGGGCTGCCTCCTCAAAGAGGATCTGCAAGATCGCGTCGCGCTTTCGCATGCGCTCGGCATCCAGGCGCGCGCCGTACTCCTTGAACACCAAGCGGTCTCTAGCATCGACCTCGTGCCACTGGCCATCCTCTTTGTCGACGAACTTGGTCTCAATGGCCGGACCGTTGCGCAGCTCATAAATCAGGTGCCGAGTGCTTTGCGCCTCATCTGGGCGAAAGAGCAGCATCCCGGACGAGTAGTACCCCCGCAGGCTGCCAGCACCCGCCAATGCCTGAAAAGGGTCTTCTTCAAACTGGCGCTTACCCAGCTTTTTGGTGTGGTGGGCCAGGATCACCCCTGCCTCGGGGTTCACTGCCTGGCGAATGCGCTCCACGCGCTGAGACAAGAAGTACAGCATCGCGCCGTTGTCGTTCTCGCCGCCTGCGTCGCCCCCATCAAAGACGTTGCGGATCGGGTCGATCACGATGATGTCGGGCGTGAGGCCGCTAAAGGCAGCAAGCATCGCCGGGATGACTTGCGCCAGTCCGTCGTCGTCCAGAATCAGGCGCAGCTGCGGCGTGGCCATGAAATTGGTACGCGCCAGACTCAAGTGCTCTGGCGAGAGGCGAATGCCTTTTACCCGCTCACGCAGGTAGTGGTACTGGACCTCGGCTTGCAAATAAAACACCCGCAGTGGCCGAGGCGGTCTCATCCCCAAAAACGATGCACCCGCGGCCATGTGGGTGAGCCAGGCCAGAAGAAAGTCACTTTTGCCCACCTTGGGCGCACCCCCAAAGACCAGCAAGCCGCCTGGAGTCAGCACACGCGGTTCAATTAAATCTTCGGGCAGTGGCGAATCGTCATCGAGCAACGCGCCCAGCGTGAAGGTCGGCACCATGGGAGCTGCAGCTTTGATCACCCGGCGCTCGGCCTGCGCGATAAATAGCGCGCAGTCAAAGCCTTCCAGTACTGCGTCGGCAGCATCCCACTTGAGCGGCTTGTCTGCAGGCGGCACGAGGATGGACACCGACCGGCAGCCCACGGCGGCGCAAGCGCGTGCGGCGGCCTCAGCGTAGTCCCAGCCCGGCGCATCGCGGTCGGGCCAGATCAGCACATCTTTGTTTTTGAGTGCGGACCAGTCGGTCTTGTCCACCGGTGCCTTGGCCCCGTTCATGGCCGTAGTGGCCACGATGCCAGCGCCGATCAGGGCGTCGGCGCACTTCTCGCCCTCGACCAGGATCACGTTGCGGGCCGTCATCAGCGCTGGCAGGTTGTAGAGCGGGCGCGGGTCGGGGACACGCCACATGCGCGCGCGCACATCCCAGGGCCTGAACTCTTTGCCAGTCGGCGGGTCGTAGCGGTAGACACAGGCAATCAACTCGCCGTCACGGCCCACGTAGTCCCACTTGGCGGTGTAGGGGCCAAGCTCATCCATAGGGACCCTTCGAACGTCGTGTCCGGCCCCATGGTCTTGGGGCGGCGCAAAGCCGAGCCACTGCCGGATTTCATCGGCGATGCGCGGAAAGTCCTGCTGCGTCGACAGTCCCCGTGACTTGGCCCAGGCTGCGATCAGGTCGCCTCCATCGTCATCGGCGAAGTCCTTCCACAGACCGCGCCGAGGGCCATCGAGTTCAACCACCAAGCTCTTGCCAGGTGAGCCATCAATGTCGCCCACATAAAACTTGTTGCCGCGAATGCGGCCACTGGGAAACAGGTACAGCAGCACCGACTCGAGCCGGTCCAAAAGTCCGTCTCTCAGCGCCTGTGTGTCCCCAGCAGATTCCAGCCTTTGTTCGGGCGCGTTGTTGTAGTCCAGCCAGACGATGTTGTCAGCCGTCATTGAGTCCCCCAGCAGCGGTCCTGCCAAGCGCAGAACTTGCACTCCATGTGGGTAGGCGTGGTGGAAAAGCGCGGCAGGACCTCGCTTGCGCTGGTGGCGGTGATCACGCGCACGGCGCGGTCAGACATGCGCTGCGCAAGTCCTCCATCAAAGGGCAGTAACTCGAACCAGATTTCCTGGGTGTCTTTGTTGACCGCCGTAAAAAGCGCTGGGTTGGCTGAGATGCCGGGAATACTTCCTTCCATATAGGCTTGGTACACCGCAACCTGCGCGGCATAGACCGGCTTGGACTTGCCAACCCCGTGCTTGACGGTGTCGCGCCAAGACTTGTCGTTCATGGTCTTGAACTCCCACAGCGCCGGGTAGCTCACGCCCAGATCGGCAGGACCGGTGTTAAAAATGCCATCGACGTGACCACGGATACGTCCACCTGCCACGGAGAAGCCAAACTGACCACCCTGGACTTTTCGCGTGTACAGATCAAACCCGGCCATGCGCAACCAGCGAATGGCCAGGTCTTCCAGCGTGTGGCCCACCTCGAAGATGCGCAGCAAGCGGCCTGAGAAATCTCGGCCGTCGTCGACGGGTGTGTGCGTGTACTCGTATTGCAGAGCGCGCTCGCATGAAACGCCCAAGCGCGATGCCCCTAGGTAGTCGCGCGGCGTCTGGCCAGCACGCTCACGTGTTAACGATGCATCAATGAGCTGGCTGATCTGCTCCTGAATTTTGGGGCGTGCATTGAAGTCCAGCATCACGCACGACCTTTCTGTAAGCTCAGGCGTTCTTGCAAAAACGACCGGTCGCGCGCAGCCATGCGTTCGTGCTCAGCCGTCATCTGGCCTTGGTAGGTCGTAACCACCACATCAATCAGAGTCAGCACCTCCATGCGGCTGTAACTGGCCAGCGGACGGTC